CAAGTCCAACCCCAAGTCCAACCCCAAGTCCAACCGCAAGTCCAACCGCAAGTCCAACCGCAAGTCCAACCGCAAGTCCAACCGCAAGTCCAACCGCAAGTCCAACCCAATTCTCAAACAAAATTAAATGATAATAAAGATAAGAAATTAGTTATATCTCCACGTGCATCTCCAAAATTAAGTCCTAAAATTCCTCCCAAACAAGTTATTGATGCTGTTGGGAATGAATTTAAAGAAATATTAATAAACAATGATAATAAATTAAGTAATACAAAGATGAAATTTTTAAATCTTCCGAAAAGATTAATAAAAAAGATTAGTTCAAAAAAGAGTACAAATATATAATAATTTAAAATAAAAAATAAAAAATAAAAAATAAAAAATAAAAAAGTTATTAAGTTAAAATATGAAATAATTAATTATATACCAAATATATAATTAAATAGAAATACTATGGATATGTTACAAAATCCATTTCTAGTAGCGGGATTTGCGGGTGTAATTACGTATATTCTAATGTATGCAGATTGTAAAATTTCAAGGAATGATAAGACAACGGCGACATATTGTAAAAATATATTATTAGTAGCTTCTTTGGTTGGGGCAACAGTATTTTTAACAACGGGAGGATTATCTAAAATATCAAAGATTGATATAGATACAGGGGATCCTGGATTTTAATTATAATATCTTTATTATATCTTTATTATATATATTATAAATAAGTATTATAATGAGAATAGAAGAACCGATAATACATTCTAAAAAAATAAGAAAATTTAAGAATTTGAAGAGAACTATGTATATTTTGTTAATATTAATTATTATAGGAGTTATTATATTTATATTATGGTATGTTTTTAGAAATAAATCACAACCAAGTACTCCGATTCCTTATAATAATTGTCCACTTATACCATTTGATTATATAAAAGTGAATAATGTGTGTAATTGTCGTAATATCCCAAAAAAATATCCTTTAATACCTAAAAAATATACAATACCTCCTACTATTAGTTTAAATTTACCTACAAAATTTACCCCAAAAAATAATAATCTAAAAATATTAAATTCAACAGAAATCCCTATAGATATTTATTTAACAAATATTCCTAATAATTTAGAAGTATATAACAATCAAAATGTTAAAAAACAAGTTGTTCTTGAGATGCCAATTTGTTTATGTCCAAGAGAATCAATATTAATATCAGATATTAATGAAGCAAGTGGAGTTGGTTGGGCTGTTCCTAATGGAGCTAGTATGGATAATAATTATAAAATATCTATTATGGAATGGACGATAAATTCTAATATGGTAGATTATGATATAAGTGCTGTAAATGGGATAAATGGACATATTAAAGCCGCATATTTCAAAAATAATACAGAACTATTATCTGATAGTATAAAATGGATTTTTTCTGATTTAACGACATATCAAAATGAAAATAAAAGTTGTTATAAAGTAGTATATAATTCTAAAATTCATGGACAAGGAATAGTTGATATAAACGATTGTTCTGTTGATAAGACAAATTCAAGTGTATTAGGGGTTATAACAGCATTAAGTGAACAAGGTAAATATTGTCAAAATAAAAGTTGTCCATTAAATATAGAGAATATATTAAGTAAGGAAGATCCATTAGATAATCAAGAAGCTAAAGATGTATATAAGAATGATTGTTGTATGGCGGGATGTCCTACAACAACAATAAATCAACATTTTTGTAGAAAATGGTATAAACAAAAAGAACTTGATAATACATCATATTGTAATTGGTTGCAGAAAAAAACAGGAAATAACAACAGAATGTCAAATAGCTATTGTTGGGCTTATGACGAATTTAAATGTACAGATAATAATTGTGGTTGGGATAATAAAGCAGGATTAGCCAAATGTATAGATCAATATGATCAAACAGATGCAAGTAATCGTTGTTCATGTTTAGAACATGGTTCAGTTTGTATCAATTGTAATTGTGTAGATCCCGCTATAATTAAAGATTGCCCTGCAACTTCTGTTCCTTTAAATTGCTCATTATTACCAGCAAAAATGGATACAACTAAATGTCTTCCTATAAAATCCAATCCAATATCAACTACTTATGGTTGTATGAATAATAATGATATTAATCCAAATTATAGATTAGATACTAATAGTGGAACTGTGATATTTGAGATTACTTATTTATTACCTTCATTATATGTCCCATTGACATAAGTTATAACATATTAAGAACAGCAATTTTTTTTATTATGAATATTTTCATTAAGAGAAATAGTATCATCATGTCCATTATTATTTTTATCCAAATATTCAGCTATATCATAAAATAAATTATTAATATTGTATCCATTATATGCTGATACTTCATAAAATTTAATAAAATTTTGATTTCCAATTGTACCTGTTTTAATTAAATCAAGATATTCAAAAGTTGGATTTAAATCAATTTTATTAGCAACCACAAATAATGGTATATTTTTATTAGATTTTGTATTTAATTCTATTATCCATGAATTCAAGTTTTGGAAACTTTTTTTATTTGTTACATCAAAAACTAATATAACAGCATCTCCTTTGTTGTAATAACTATTAAGAATAGATCTATATCTTTCATGTCCTGCTGTATCCCATATATGAAGTTTAATTGTTTTCTTAGTTTTATTAAGTTCAATTAATTTAACTCCAAAATCAACTCCTATAGTAGAGTTAATTTTATTTTTGCTAAATAATTTATCATGAATTAATCTTAATAACATTGAGCTTTTTCCTGTAGCACTATCTCCAATCATAATAACATTATATTTAGGAAATGGACTTTTCATATATATAATATAACATATCTAAATATTTATAAATAAATTTATAAATAAAAATTTAAAAATAAATATTTATAAATAAATTTATAAATAAATATATAATTTTGAAAAAATAATTTATATTATTTTAGATTCGAACAATTCGCCTTTTATTTGTTGTAAGTTGCTATCAGAAGCGACTTGTTTTTCTTCTAATGATAAATTATCCATTTGTTGTTTAGATTTAGAGGTAGTTCTAGAATCAAATACTAAGTCGTTTTCTTGAGGCGTTTTATTATCATTGGGAGCATCAACTAATTCTTTAACACTTGTTTTACCTGATTCCTTAGCTTTTTCAACTCTGTCTTTTGTTTCTTTAGAGAACATTTCTTCACCTTCTTCTCTATTTTGTTTATAGTTTTTAACTAAATCATTTAATTGTCCTTCAAGGTATTCTTCTTTGCTCACCTTATGTGGTTCAGGGTCCCATGGTAGCCAGTATCCTATTTGTCCTACATAAACATTAAAATTAGGATCTCTTCTTTGTAATACTTTAGCTCTAACTTGTGCTTCTCGTATAGTATCATAAACACCACGTACTTTTAAACCTCTAACACTGGTAGTAAATTCATTTTGTTGATTGAAAACTTTATCTAAATCTTCCGAATTTCCATATTTAAAATCTTCATATTTTTTCAAAAAGTTAAGGGCATCGTTTTTATTAATTCCCAATTGTTCACAATTTTTCTTAAAAAATTCTTGCATATAAAAATTCTCTCTTTTTTCAATTAAACTATTAGGGGAAACAAAAGAAAGACAAACATAATTTTGTCCGGGAATAGGTTGGTCATTTTCTAAAAAGTCTTCGACAGGTTCATTATTTTTAGTCATTATTTTATGTAAACTTAAGAAAATTAAAATTTAAATTAAACGAATAATTGTATAGGGAATCTAAAATTTTTTTCTTTTGAATTTATATAAATAAAAAAATGGAAAACTACGAATTCGATTTACAAGAAGCCATGAGAAGAGTAGTCAAATACCTCGTAGAAGGTGCTGCCGTAGCTGTTGCTGCCTACTTTATCCCCAAGAGAAAAATGAGCCTTGAAGAAGTAGCCATGATTGCCGTAACAGGTGCCGCTACCTTCGCTGTATTAGACATGTACGCTCCCGCCGTAGGTAGCGCTGCTCGTCAAGGTGCCGGTTTCGGTATTGGTGCCACCCACGTTGGATTCAAAGGTTTCGGTGTCCCCGGAAACTAGATTGATTTCCCAATCAAAATTATATCCAATTAAAAATTAAATATTTTAAATATGTAAAAATAAGTTTTTATATATTAGCTTTTTATATAATATAAAAGGAATATGGCTCAAGAGGTAAAAGTAACATTAGAATCTTATAATTTTAAACATTGGGATTGTATATTAGTTGAAGGAAAAAAAAATTGGGTTGGAAACTGCGTAATTGATTGTGATAATACTAACAAAGAAAAAATCGATACAAAACAGTTAATATCGGCAATTGATGACTTATCCTTAAAGTATAATATGGGTGATATAAGTATTCCATTAAAAGATATTAAAACAATAATATATCATGATACTGGTAGTTGTGGTGAACACATAACAATAAATACTAATAATTCATGTTATAAAATATATGTCCCCGTAAGCGATACTTCAAAAAAATATTTAGAAAAAATGGCAGAAGAACTTAACATGGTACTAACATTAACTGGAGCTAAAGGAGGAAGAAAAAATAGAAGCCAAAGAAAGAGCCAAAGAAAGAGCCAAAGAAAGAGCCAAAGAAAGAGCCAAAGAAAGAGCCAAAGAAAGAGCCAAAGAAAGAACCAAAGAAAGAGTCAAAGAAAGAACCAAAGAAAAGTACAAAGAAAGAGCCAAAGAAAGAGTCAAAAATAATTTATCTAACGCATCTCACGTTGTTCAAAGGTTTCGGTGTCCCCGGAAACTAGATTAATTTCCCAATATCCAATTAAAAATTAAATATTTTAAATATGTAAAAATAAGTTTTTATATATTAACTTTATATAAATGAATCAAACATATTCCAATGTGTTATTATTTAAAAATGATGAAGAACTAAAAGAAGAAAACAATAAATTATTAATAACACTAACTGGTATAATCTACGGTACTATTAATATTCAACTTGATCAAATTATAGAAATTGTACCCGTTGTTACTAAACCTTTGGAAGGAATAGATAATATAATATTAGATAGTATCAATATTAGAGAATTTAACGGAGATGTATATAAAATAAAATTAAATGATAAAACTATGCTTTTAAATAAAATATTTTTTGATATACATAAAAGAATAAATAATTATTTCATAAAATCATTATGTTATGATGTAAAAATTATAGTCTCAAGATTCAATCTATTGCAAAGATGTGATAATAAGGATATAAAACCATTACTTTCTAGTTTATGCTTTGATATTATTATTAATAATAATATAGAACTAGAAGGTAATAAAATTAATTATATAGATATAAAAAATATAAAATATCATCCTAAAGGAGATCTAGGAGAACACATAACTATTGGTATGCATAATAATTCTTGTATTAAAATATATCATGAAACAAATCTAAAAGATATATTTATTATAATGAAATTATTAAAAGAAAATAGATCTATAGGAGGAAGAAAAAATAGAAGCCAAAGAAAGAGTCAAAGAAAAGTACACAGAAAGAGCCAAAGAAAAGTACACAGAAAGAGCCAAAGAAAAGTACACAGAAAGAGCCAAAGAAAAGTACACAGAAAGAGCCAAAGAAAAGTACAACGAAAGAGCCAAAGAAAAGTACAAAAAAAGAGTCAAAGAAAGAGCCAAAGAAAGAGCCAAAGAAAAGTACAAAAAAAGAGTCAAAGAAAGAGCCAAAGAAAGAGCCAAAAATAATTTAATAAACGGTATCAATATATTGCCATTTTAGTTCTTTACAAATTTCTTTCCAAATAATATCTTGGTTATGTAATTTTTCTTTACTTTTAAGTAAGTTAAAACAAGGGGATAATTCATCTAATTCGAGTAATTGTGAAAATTTATAAAGAACATAACTATAACTTAAGAAATTTTTCCGTCCTTTGGGGCAAACTTTTTGGAAGGGTCCTTGAATATCTTTGAAAGCATTACATAGTCTGTCTTCCATATCTTTAGTTATAACAGGAGGTCTAATTCCATTTAATTTATAAATAATATGTGGTATATGCTCATAATATTTGTTTAGTTTATGTTTTTTCAAGAAATCCCGAACTTTAGTAGGTGTTAATCTCCTCATATCAGAGATTCTATTTTTCTTAATTTCAATAAGTAATGTATCATAAACATTTTGAGGAATATCGGTAGTTTCTTTTGCCTGAAACTGTGCCAACCATTCTCTGAAGTGATTAATTCTTTTATAAGCAAAATACGACATTTCGGGAGGAGGATCTTTATAACTACGTTTTTCACAATCTATCTTTATAAACTCTCCATAACCACATTCATTACAATATGCAATACCTTCAACTTGATTAATGCGAATATCACTTTCACAATTAGTGCAATTAATAATTTCATACTCTCTTTTTTGTGTAATATTGAAATGAGGGTCAACCTTAGTCATAAATTTTTCAAAAATTTCTGCTCTTTTAAAGTTTTCTGTTCTATTAATGTAATCATTTATATTTTTATTAGTTTTTTGTTTAATATTTTTGTCTTTACCATCATCATCAATTATAAAATTATCATCGTCCGATGAATTGTCATCAATCTCATTTTTATCGCCCTCGTTAGAAAAAAAGTTTAATATAGATAAGTCATCAGATTCATTTTTACCTTCAATTTTGTCAATATTGGCAAAATATTGAAAAATTAAATCACCATTCTGGAGATAATAACTATCTTCTTCTTCATTGGACTCAATTTTTTCAATATCTTTTTTTAATTCATTAATCTGTTCTTCAAATATAATTTTAGAATTTGTTAAAGATGGTAATTCACTACCATCACATGTAGAAATTTGTTTATTTAATGAAACTATATTATTTTCAATTTCTTTTATTTTTTTCTTTTTGTGCACTACACTTTTTTTAAGATTTTTAAAATATTTTACCATTTCATTATGTTTAGCATCTAAAGTAACCCTTTGGTCGATTACCATATTTTTTTTAGTTTTTAATTTGAAACTTGACATAATTTCAATAATAAAGGAAAATGGAAAAAAATGATTTATAAACTTTTTATTATAAAAAACTTTATATCCCTAAAGTCTTTAAATTATATAAAATGTAAATAAACGAAAATAATGTCAATTACGTAAATATAAAGAAAAGATTATCAATATAAGTAATTAAAGAGATAGAATCCATGGATCGTATCGATATGATTGATATTCATAAGATGATATTTATATATAATGCTTTACAGGAGGGTTGGGTAATCAAAAAGATAAATAACGATAAATACGAATTTAAAAAGGCTAAAGATGATCTAACGGAAGAAGTCTATTTAGATCAATATATACGAAAGTTTTTAATGTATAATATGAGTATTGAAAATTTATTTCAAAAAGATAACAATGGTGATGACAAATCATAGAAATTAAAAATATTAAAAATTAAAAATATTAAAAATATTAAAAAATATTAAAAATTATTAAAAAATTATAAAAAAATAAAACTTAAAGAAATTAGCAATTATATAATAATTTACAAAAATTTAAATTAAATAAAAATTAATTTAAATTTAATCATATTTAATCAAAAAAAAAATCTAAGCTTTAAATATAACAAAAAAAATGGGTGGTGGTTTAATGCAACTCGTGGCCTATGGTGCCCAAGATATATACCTTACTGGTAACCCTCAAATTACTTTCTTCAAAGTAGTATACAGACGTCATACTAACTTTGCCATGGAATCTATTGAACAAACATTCAATGGTTCAGCTGATTTCGGTAAAAAAGTTACCTGTACAGTTAGCCGTAATGGTGATTTAGTTAGCCGTGTATACTTAGAAGCAGTCTTACCTGCTCTTACTGGTCTTGATGCCACTGGTGCTGCCTTTGGTTATGGTTGGTGTGATGAAGTTGGTCATGCCTTAGTCAAGAATGTCGAAGTTGAAATTGGAGGTCAACGTGTCGATAAACATTACAGTGAATGGATGAGTTTATGGAATGCTTTAACTGTCCGTGAATCTCAAAGATTAGGTGTTGACTCTATGATGGGTAATGTTGCTGCAACATTACCTCAAGCAACTACAGGAAGTGCTGATACCGCAGGTGATACTGCTGCTTACAGATTATATGTACCTCTTCAATTTTGGTTTTGCCGTAATCCCGGTTTAGCTTTACCTCTTATTGCTCTTCAATACCACGAAGTTAAAATCAATATGGAATTCCGTGCTTTAAGTGAATTATTATTAGAACAAGCATCTCACGCTTCTGCTCTTCAAGCTTTAGCCGCTATTGCTACTGCTAGATTACCTACTGCATCTTTAAGCTCTGCAAGTCTCTGGGTAGATTACGTATATCTTGATACTGATGAACGTAGACGTTTCGCTCAAGTATCTCACGAATACCTTATTGAACAAGTACAATTCACTGGTGCTGAATCTGTATCAAGCACATCTAACAAACTCCGTCTCAACTTTAACCATCCCGTTAAAGAACTTGTATGGGGTGTACGTTTAGATGCCTCTAAATCTGCTAACCAACATTTCAACTGGACCAGTGCCAACTCTTCTATAACCACCAGACAAGGTTATGACTCCGCAACTGCCGTTAACACCGTAAGTGCTGGTAAACTCCAACTTAACGGTCACGACAGATTTGCCGAAAGAAAAGGTACCTACTTCAACACTGTCCAACCTTACCAACATCACACCCGTGTTCCCACATCTGCTGGTGTTAATGCTTACTCCTTTGCTTTAAAACCTGAGGAACATCAACCCTCTGGTACTTGCAATATGAGTCGTATCGATAACGCTACTCTTAACTTAACTTTAGGTAGTGCTTCTGCTTCTGAAGCCCACGTATACGCCGTCAACTACAACGTACTCCGTGTAATGAGTGGTATGGGTGGTCTTGCTTACAGCAACTAGATCAGTAAAGTAAAATAAAATAAAATAAAATAAAATAAAATAAAATAAAGTAAAATAAAATTGTAAATCTAAATATTAAATTATATGATTGAATATTTAGTCTCTAAATACTAAAATTTAAGAGAAGATAATTATTAAGGATTTAAGAATAAATAAAAAATTAATTAATCAATTAATTAATTTAATTAATTAACTTTTCCTAAAATATTTTTCTCATGTTAGGGTATAAATAAAAAATAATGGGAGGTGGTTTAATGCAACTCGTCGCCTATGGCGCTCAAGATATTTACCTTACAGGTAACCCTCAAATTACATTCTTCAAAGTAGTATACAGACGTCATACTAACTTCGCTATGGAATCCATTGAACAAACATTCAATGGCACAGCTGACTACGGTAAAAAAGTTACCTGCACAGTCAGCCGTAATGGTGATTTAGTTAGCCGCGTATACTTAGAAGTTGACCTTGCTGTTTATGGTGGTGGTACCCCAGGTGCTAACGTAGGTCACAGACTTATTAAAAACGTAGAAGTTGAAGTTGGTGGTCAACGTGTAGATAAACAATACGGTGAATGGTTAGAAGTATGGGCCGATTTAACTTTATCTGGAGCCCAAAAAGCTGGTTACACAACTATGTGCGGTGCTGCTACCCAAACAGCCAAACGTATATACGTTCCTCTTCAATTTTGGTTTTGCCGTAACCCCGGTTTAGCTTTACCTTTAATTGCTCTTCAATACCACGAAGTTAAAATCAATATGGAATTCAACGCTATCTCTAGTGTATCTAGTAGCACAACAGAATGTACCGGTGGTGCTTTCAACTCTGCCAGTCTCTGGGTAGATTACGTATACCTTGATACTGATGAACGTAGACGTTTCGCTCAAGTATCTCACGAATACCTTATTGAACAATTACAATACACAGGTGCCGAAACTTTATCCAGCACATCTAACAAAGTACGTCTTAACTTTAACCACCCCGTTAAAGAATTAGTCTGGGTAACCAGAATCCAAGATGCCGGTGATGTTTTCGACTGGGTAGATGCCAGTTCTGTTAACCCCACATCTAGTGCCAAACTCCAACTTAACGGTCACGATAGATTCGCCGAAAGAAAAGGTACATACTTCAACCAAGTTCAACCTTACCAACATCACACCCGTATCCCCTCTTCCTTAGGTGTTAACGTATACTCCTTCGCCTTAAAACCCGAAGAACATCAACCATCTGGTACATGCAATTTCTCCAGAATTGATAACGCTACTCTTAACCTTACCCAAACCGCCGCAACTGCCAGTGATTTACACGTCTTCGCTGTTAACTACAACGTTCTCCGTGTAATGAGTGGTATGGGTGGTCTCGCCTACAGCAATTAGATTGCTTTCTTATACACTACATTGTATTTCATTATATAATATAAAATTTATGTAAATTTTATACTACCAACAAAAATTTATCTAAGTATATAGTAAGAATTTATGGGTAAACCTATAGATATTCCGAATAAAAAAAAAAGAAGTCAAACCCTGGAAGATTTGGACCAGTATTATAATTTAAGAGCCCGAGGATCTATTCCACTGAATCATATTGATGTTGGACCCGGATTATGTCCATTTGATAAACGTCATAATGTTCATTTAATACTGAGTAGTAGTGATGATTTTACCCCTTTGAGGTATCATTGTAGTGTATGCGGATATTGGAAGTTTGCTTCTAATTCAGGATAAAAAAACTATTTATTATTCTAATTAAATTTGAATAATAAATAGTTTTCTAATTATATATAAAATGATTATAAAGTCTAGAAAAGTTAGTAAGTCTAGAAAAGTTAGTAAGTCTAGAAAAGTTCGTAAGTCTAGAAATGTTCGTAAGTCTAGAAAAGTTAGTAAGTCTAGAAATATTCGTAAGTCTAGAAAAGTTCGTAAGTCTAGAAATGTTCGTAAGTCTAGAAAAGTTCGTAAGTCTAGAAAGAACTTTAGAAAAATGAGTGGTGGTAGCGATAGCAGTAAGGACCGAGAAATACAAGTCTTGGATTTAATCCAACGAGCGATAAAATTGATGCCAGAATCCGATTTTAACGCACATAGTCCTTTATACAGACTCAACGATGTAATTACTAATGCGCACAGGCAACTCGAAAACGACCTTGACAACCTTGTGGATACCTATCAATTGTTAGATGCGACACAAATACATATGATGGTGTCAAATATGCAAAACGTAATAACCGCAATTCATGAAGCGATGGAAAAAACAAAAACAGTTCTAAGAGAAAACTATAAAGAGGATTCTGAATATTGTGAAACTTATATTATTCCACAAGTACAAAAATCTGTAAATATTATTATTGAGCCTATTGAAGAAGCGATAGTTCTGATACGTCAAGCGGAATCGATTGCGAGGAATAACGTCTAGATATACATGTAGTAAGATTCCAAATCACTGTTATATATAGAAATATGTAAATTTATATAGGTGTAAGTACTTTTACAAATTATGAAAAAAATTAAATATAATATAATAATAGTTATGATATTGTATTATGTATCAATGATTTTAATATTTGTTATGATGATTTTTTATCGGGTAATAAGAAAAGAACCATATATAGAATTATTTACCGATATAAAATCAACTTTAGATGCCGATCAAGTTTCAAGAGATTTAAAATTGGATATAAGTGATAGATTTCAAAGTATTGGATATAGAATAAAAGGCGGGAAAAATATTAAGACAAAATATTCATTGAATATCGAAGATTTAGCCCGTGAATTTCCAGAATCTATTATTACCAAAAATAATAAAAAATATGTAGATTATCGTGTTATTGTTAATTATTTAGTTAAAGCCGTACAAGAAAATCATTTCTTAATTAAAGAAAATAATAATAATAATCATAAAATACTCGAACATATAGGCAAACTAAAAAAAGAAATGGAAGTATTTAAACAAATGACAAATAATTATTAAATTATTATTTTACTAATTTTAAGACAATTAATTTTTTCATATATTTTTTCATATATTTTTTCATATATTTTTTCATATATTATATTATATACAAAAACAATATAACAATATATGGAAATTCAACATGAAACAATCGTGCCTTTATTAGATAATATAGAACAAGACATAGGAGATGTCTCATATACCCTTGATAATTTAAGTTGTGTTACTTATGTTAGACAAGGAAAGACATATGTAAAGATAGTTCAATCAAATGATAATATAATTCCCAATGAATTTAAATATGTAGATAATAAGAGTAAGAAACGATATATTAATTATGAATATTTACAAATATTATTAATCCAAAATATAAAATTATTAAAAGAAGATAATGAAAGATTAAGAGATGACGTAAGATTACTCAAAGATAAAATAGATAAAATAGATAATTAAAAAAACACTAAAATAAAAAAATAAAAAACAAAAATTAAAAATAAAACTAAATAATTTTCATCTAATCTAATATTATAGATTAAATAAAATGGGTGGTGGTTTAATGCAACTCGTAGCTTATGGGGCACAAGATATATATCTTACAGGAAATCCTCAAATTACATTTTTTAAAGTAGTATATAGAAGACATACTAACTTCGCTATGGAAGCAATAGAGCAAACTTTCAATGGTTCTGCTGATTTCGGTAAGAAAGTCACTTGTACAGTTAGTCGTAATGGTGATTTAGTAAGCAGAATGTATTTAGAAGCTGAATTACCTGCAGTAAATGCTAATACCGGTAGTAGTGTCTGGGCTTCCAAGGTTGGACATCAATTAGTAAAAAACGTTGAAGTTGAAGTTGGAGGACAACGTGTAGATAAACATTATGCCGATTGGTTAGAAGTATGGTCTCAACTTACAACCCCTGATAGTAAATCTACAGGATATGCTGGTATGGTTGATAATAGCACAGCTGCTACAGGTACATTTGTTGATGCTGTAGCCCAAACTGACTCAGGTTTAAATCTTGCGACTGGAGCCCAAAATATTACAGCTACCCAAGTAGATTTAAATATTGGTGCCTACACCTTAGCAGTTACAGATGATGGAACTAATATTACTGATGTTACATTCACACATACTGCTGGTACATACACAGCAGATGCCGTATCTGGTAATAGTTCAACATCAGCCACAATTAATTTAAAAAAGGGTGGCACTGTTATTAAACAATTAGATGGAACAACCGATAATGTCGTTACCATAGCAGTTGATGGCGCAGATATTAAAGTAACTTCAACAGGTTTCTTAGACGGTTCCAAAGCTGTTGCCGCTAAAAGATTATATGTCCCACTCCAATTTTGGTTTTGCCGCAACCCTGGTTTAGCTTTACCTCTTATTGCACTTCAATACCATGAAGTTAAAGTAAATATGGAATTCGATACATTCGCTAATGTTAAAACATCAGCCATGGAAAGCACAACTGGTGCTTTATCCAGTGCTTCTTTATGGGTAGATTACGTATATCTCGATACTGATGAACGTAGACGTTTCGCTCAAGTATCTCATGAATATCTTATAGAACAATTACAATTCACAGGTGATGAATCATTCACATCCACAAGTCGTTCCCTCAGATTAAACTTTAATCATCCCGTTAAAGAATTAGTGTGGGTAGGCACAACTGCCACTCGTGGTAGCTATGACGGTAATTTATCTACAGCCAAATTACAATTAAACGGACACGATAGATTCGCTGAAAGAAAAGGTTCATACTTCAATTTTGTTCAACCTTACCAACATCATACCGCAATGCCATCAGGTAATGTATATGTTTACTCATTCGCTCTTAAACCCGAAGAACATCAACCTTCTGGTACATGCAATTTCTCCAGAATAGATAATGCTACTTTACAATTAACTTGGTCAACAGCACCAGCTGGTGGTTTAGTTCGTGTATACGCGGTTAACTACAACGTTCTTCGTGTAATGAGTGGTATGGGTGGTCTTGCCTACAGTAATTAGAAATCCTAACATATAAAAATAAAAATAAAAATAAAAGTACTAAAATCTCATTTATATAAATTAAAATAATATATATAAATAATAAGAACATGGAAATGTTTAATATGATATGTATATTATTTGTATTATTATTTTTAGGTTTAATATTAAATAAAAACATGGTTGAACCTTTTGAAGAATCCAATGGATGGATAAATAAATCAAATATTAAAATCAGTGGAGGTAATATGGGGAAATGGGTTAAAATAATGGATTTAGCCAAATATTCTTTTAAAAGAAGTTATTCAATAACTATTGATGTATTACCAAATTATCATTTAGGATTAATAGAAATGGATCCTAGTTCATCTCCTCCAGTTCCTAAAAACGCTCAAACAGGAAAACAAATAATAAGTGCTGTAGTCAATAAAGATAAACCAGAAGAATTATTAATTAATAATATTTTTGGTAAACCTTTATTTGATGATATAGAAATTGAAAGTAGTAATAATAAATTTTATGTATACTTACGACTTAATAATGATTTTGAAGGAGAAATATATGATCAATTGGCTGTAATATACCTAAATGGAATTGATTTAAGAACAGATAAGTTATATGGGAATAATGATGCTAAATCATTTAAAATACACGATGATAATAGTTCCAAAAAATCCACAGAAGTAATTTCATCAAATATTGTTAGTAGTTTGAGAGAAAGTATTACACAATCTATGAATGATAATATTAGGCAAGGAGGACATACATCCCATATAAAATCAAATAAAAAAAAATTACAGAATTTAGCTCAACGTTTACAAGAAAGTAATTTAAGTATGGGAAGAAAAATAACAACAGCGGTAAATATAAATAAAGAATTAGCACCAATATTTAATACAAAATTAAATACTTCTGGAATGAATGGCATTGACAAACAAAGATTAAGATTTAGAAAATATTTTCCAAAAACAAGTGATTGTTCAGGATGGTTTTGTAAAGTTCCTGGAGATAAATGTAGCAGTCATTATAAATGTGAACATTCTAATTATAATAATTGTGATGTTAAACCATGTTGGAGACCTAATTAAACCTTTTAACATTTAAAACGCCGACTTATTTATAATAACTTAAAGATATATCATTATATTATAATAAGTAATATTGAAATGAGGTTGCTTTTAGTTAATCTATTTTAGTCTGCTATACGTAGCTCAGAAAGCAAAAATCCGTATAACAAATGACTACTCATTTTGTCCTTCACCAAATATAACTCCTTTCTTAATAAAGGAATATTTGGAAAAAGTTGGACTATCGTAAAGTGAAATTCTTTACTATTGTTTTTACTGGTCTTCAATGACAATCCTTTTAATATTTCTAACTCGGCGTTTTAAATGTTAAAAGGTGTAATAAGAATCAAATAAGAATCAAATAAGAATCAAATAAATCAAATAAGTCCCAAATAAGAATCAAATAAATAATTTATGTAAATTAAAATAATATATATAAATATAAGTTAAATATGAAAGTATTATTTTTATTATTAATTACTTTGTTTATTTATGTATTGACTCAATTACCAAAAAACATTGAATCATTTCAAGATGTAAGAAGTTGGACTGAAACTTCAGATGTTAGAATTGGAAGTAATGAGACGGGAAAATATTTAAAACTATTAGATATTCTCAAAGGAGATGAAGGTTCTCCTAGAAGTATTTCAATTACTTTAGAATTAATTCCTAGTAGTCATTCAAATGATGCAGTAACTGGACGCGAATTATTAAGTGTGAGTGTCTTAAACGAAGATTTAAAGAAGTCTACAGTATATGTTAATTTAATCTCAGGGAATCCATTATTTAATTCATTAGTAGTAGTTGATGCCAATAATCGTTTAAATGTATATTTAGAACCAATTAGAGAATTTACAAATGTTGTAATTAATAATCAACCAGCAATATTATATATGACTGGATTTAATCCAGAAACAGATAGTTTATATAATATGAGCAACTCTCCAGTTATAAATACTCTTGAAGATGATGCTCCAAAAACAACAAAAATTAAATTTATATCTCCAGAACATAATATGTTTTCTGATAATATTGGAGATATAAAACAACGATTAATGTCAGGTATGTCAAGTAGTCTACAATCTAAAACAACTGAAATTACTAAACAGACAAAAAAGATTGAACAACTTGAAAAAGATATTGGGAATATAGAAAATACAGTTAATAATGTTAATGTAGGATATGGACATTCTATGAAAACACAACTTCTAAAAAAAATTGCTCCCAAAGTATATAAAGAAGAAATGTCATATCAAATTTCTCAGACACCATTTTTAATTGGGCAATATACAAGGTAGTTATACTTCCAAAATAAAAATAAATAAATAAATATTTGATTTTACCTAAATCAAAAATTTAATCTTAGTAATATAGTAAGTATGAAAATATCTAATATTTTTAAAAATTTACCTAATTTAAAGGGACAAGAGGTTTTTATTTATGTAATACTTGTAGGATTATTAGTATATTTATTTCAAAGAAAAAATAGAGTAGAAAGTTTTCAAAATGTAGATGGTACTACTGGGAATTGGGTAGATTCTAAAACTGCGAGAATAGGTGGTAATAATGATAATAACAAATGGTTAAGACTATTTGATACACCAAAGGATGGAGATGATAATATTACATTAACATTGGATGTATTACCTAGTTTTCATGAAGAATTGAAGCCTGTAAATACAATAATAACAGGTAGACAAACAATAATAGTAAATATAAATAAGAAAGATTTATCAGAGTCTAAGTTAACTATTACAAATATATCTGGTAAGCCATTATTTGATAAAGTAGTTGTAGTAGAAGAAGATTTAAATGCCGTGTCTGAGGATACAGAAGAGCCGGATACATCAGAAAGGGTTAAACAACTTGATTTAAGATATTGTGTATATTTACATCAATTCCATGAAAATGGATATATAAAAAATGCTCCTGGAATGATATATTTAAATAATTATCATCCAAATAGAGACAATTTATATATAAATAGTAATTCTCCAAGTAAACCTGATTTATCTAGTGAAGCGATTAAATTAAAAACGGATGAAGTTGTAAATAATAATATTCCCGGTACAATCGCACAACTTGAAGAACAATTATCAGGAGGTGTGAAAAAAGTTGATACCAACACTGGATTGGAATCTCAAATAAGTATATTACGAAGAGATACAAATGGTATACGTATGCATGTAGAAAGTGGATATGGACAAATAGAAGGATTTAAAAGATCATTACAACATGTTATTAACGGATTAATAGATAAGAGCCAATATATAAAAATTATCAAAACTAAAGTAGATAAATTAACTCATGCGGGTAGAGGAGATCGTTTAGTATCCAATAATAGAAATTATATCGGTGCTGGAGAATATATAATGTCAAAAAATAATAGATTCGTATGTGGTATAAGAGTTATGGACGGATTATTAATGTGTTATGATAGAAATAAAAAGATAATGTATTGGCCTCCTAAAGCCGCACACCATGTTTTAAGTTATGGAAGTCAATTACATATGCAAGGAGACGGTAATTTAGTTTTATACAGACATAAGGGTGCCCCTTGGGCTACAGGAGCCAGAAAGAGTGGGATATATACATTATTAATGCAAAATGATGGAAATCTTGTTATTTATGGACCAAAATATGCTAAGGCGATAACAGGCGCACAAGTGTAAACCAAACAAGTGTAAACCAAACAAATTATATATTACAATTTTAGATAGAAAAATTCTATGTAAAATTATTTGAACTATACCATACTGAAAACTCCACCTCCTTCCACTGCCAATGGTGGTGCAGATGGGATGGAAGAATGACGTTGTTTCTCATCAAGAAATGATGATATAGCAGATCGGACATTAAGATTTGGTGTTAGATTCTTATTTTCTAACACAGCATTTGGGATGGGATCGGTATTATGTCCCTTATTAAACCATTCTTGAAGGCACTCAAGGTCATAAGTGTGTCCATTACGAGTAGTGTATGGATTAAGCATTAAATCCTGACAAATTTGACATGTCCAATCCTTAATCTCCTCATCTTGAATCTTAAGTCCTTGTATAGCAGACCTATTCATAAGGGGCTGCATAAAATCAGAACTTGGGATAATGGTATTTGGATATGGGGGAGAGCCATTTATTTCATATCTTACTTCTTTAGGATTAGAATTATTATATACGAAGAATGCACATGAATAGGGGCAAAAACTAAATTTCTTAACATAATTTATAAAATGAGTCAATCCTTGAATCAACTTATTATACACGAATGTTATCTTACACATAACACATAAGTATGCAATCATGGAATAAGAAACTAATAATATATATATATTACAATCGATGATTAAAGGTACTACAAAAGCACCTATTGAGAATGTGCCACGTATCATATGCCACAAAAATGCAACCTCGAGTCCCAATAAAACAAATGTGATATATCCTAAATATGCTATTGGTAAAAACATCCTGGATAATATTAATATCCCAACACTTGGCTCTTTAGGAATTTCCAACCTAAGAAATTTTACAATAGTATTGGCGTATTTATTATCTAAACAAAATCCATTCCATTTCCACAATATTCCTAATTTAGAAACTATAAGAGAACATAATCTCATTTTATCAATATCTAAATTCCATAAGAGTAAATGCCTCTTTTTGAAAAAATTATTTAAATCTGTGTGGAAAGGATTCACTATGATAGCTGGTAAAAACAATAAACAAAGATGATACAGAACTTGTGCAAATGACCAATACGGTGGTACTCTATCTTTCATCTCACATACAATTCCTTGTTCGGTGTATAGGCACTCATTTTTTACACATTCGTTATTACCTAACCAACAAGTCTTTATTATTGGTGTGTAATTGATTAAAGATATTACATATGTAGTTGTAATTATAGAAAAGTAGCTTATAAATGCTATTATACTCACGACTTTCGGGTCTTTATACGCGAATTTATTAATATCACGAGTAATGTGACAAATTATGTATCCAATTAAACTGAAATAAAAAATACATGGGAAAATCACAATTGGATGTATGTAAAATAAAGTTTCGGAAAAATTTAGATATTTCCATGGAGGGACTAAATTATTTTGAATATCGCTACAAAAATTTATAAGCGGGATTAATGGGAACATCGCCACAATAAATAAACCTATTAAACAACAACATTGAGTATCGGTTCGTGCCATTTCGTGTTTTATTATATGACAATAAATATATAATATTTATTATATCAATTTTTATTTATATCTATTTTTATTTTTCCAAAATATTAAATTTCTAACTTAAAAATAGATATTACAATTTTAGATAGAAAAATTCTATGTAAAATTATTTGAACTATACCATACTGAAAACGCCTCCTCCTTGTACTGCCAATGGTGGAGCAGACGGGATAGAAGACTGTCGCTGTTTATCCTCAAGAAATGATGATATAGCAGAACGGACACTAAAATTTGGTGTTAGTGTGTTATTTTCTAACACATCATTTGTTATGGGATCGTTTTGATGTCCCTTATTAAACCAGGGTTGAATGCATTCAAGGCAATAAGTGTGTCCATTACAAGTAGAATATGGATTAAGCATTAAACCTAGACAAATTGGACATGTCCAATCCTTAATCTCATCATCTTGAATATTAAGTCCAGACCTATGCTTAAGGGGCTGCATAAAATCAGAACTTCGGATAATGGAATTTGGATATGGGGGAGAGCCATTTATTTCATATCTTACTTCTTTAGGATTAGAATTATTATATACGAAGAATGCACATGAATAGGGGCAAAAACTAAATTTCTTAACAAAATTTATAAAATGCGTAAATACTTGAATCAATTTATTATACACGAAATTTAACTTACACATAACACATAAGTATGCAATCGCGGAAATCAATTTATTATACACGAATGTTATCTTACACATAACACATAAGTATGCAATCGCGGAATAAGAAACTAATAATATATATATATTACAATCGATGATAAAAGGTACTACTATAACACTTATTGATAATGTGACACGTATCATATTCCACAATAGTCCAAACACGAGTCCCAATAATAAAAATGTGATATATCCTAAATATGCTATTGGTAAAAACATCCTGGATAATATTAATATCCCAACACTTGGCTCTTTAGGAATTTCCAACTTAAGAAATTTTTCAATAGTTTTGGTGTATTTATTATCTAAACAAAATCCATTGCATGCCTCCCGTGATCCTGATTTAAATATTCCTAATTTAGAAAACATAAGAGAACATAATATCATTTTATCAATATCTAAATTCCATAAGAGTAAATCCCTCTTCTTGAAAAAATTATTTAAATCTGTGTGTGGAAAATTCCCTACCAAGATAGGTATATAATATATTATACCAAGATGATATATAATTTGTGAATATTCCCAATACTTTGGTACTCTATCATACATTTCACATACAATTCCTTGTTCGGTGTATAGGCACCCATTTTTTACACATTCGTTATTACCAAACCAACAAGTCTTTATTATTGGTGTATAATTGATTAAAGATATTATATAAAAAAATGTAATTTGAGAAAAGTAGCTTATAAATGCTATTATATTCACGACTTGATTCGAGTATATATCATACTTATCCTTACAAGTAATGGAAAAAATTATGTATCCAATTATAATCAAATAAACAATACACGGAAAAATCACAATTGGATTTATATAATATAAAGTTTCAAAAAAATTTAGATATTTCCATGGAGGGACTAAATTATAATTATTAATCCTACTCCAAAAATCTATAAACGGGATTGATGGGAGCATCGCCGCAAAAAATAAACCTATTATCAGACACCAACACGAATCTCTTGCCATTTTTGTTTTATTATATGACAATAAATCTATAATATTTATTATATCAATTTTTATTTATATCAATTTTTATTTTTCCAAAATATTAAATTTCTAACTTAAAAATAGATATGAAATTACATGTACCACGTCCAATTCAAAAAATATTAAAGATGATAGAAAATAATAAATTATTATTTATAATAATTATCGCATTATACTATTTATATCAATCTTTACCAGCATATAAGTTTTATAAAGAATATTTTGTAGTAAACAATGCTTCAAAAACAAGTACTGAATCTCCAGTATCAGTAAACTATGTTCGTATAGGAAAAATAAAAGGACAAACAGAGAGATGGATTAAAATATTAAGTGCTCATAATCCTAAATCAACATTTTCGTTTCGTTTAGATATATATCCCAGTAATGAAACTCAAATTCAAGGGAATGTATCTAATACAGTTCATCAAAGTTTTATTGGTGGTGTAAATAATGGTACCGTCCAAAATGCTAAACTCCATAGAGTAGATTATACTACTTCAAGTAATGTATATTACGATAAGGCGGCGATAAATAAAACAGGGAATAAAGTTAATGTCTGGCTTCATTCTTCAGACAGTTATGCCAATATAGGAAATGTACCAGCGAGATTAATAGTTAACCAATCTGACGATAGTAGAATAGATTATTGGGCGTTAGGAGACAATCCTTCAGTTTCAAGTGTGCCATCAAATAAAACATCTGTATTAGTTGATCCTGGAAAAAGTGCACTTAAGAAGGCAAATATAGTATCATCAAAAGTTGAAAAAATAAAAAATCAATTTACTCAAGTAAAAAATGCCTTTAAACGTTTAAATGCACACGATCATGATAGCGTATATGCTAAAGCAAATCATGTTCATTAGAAAAATTCATAATATCCTGAATAAAAAATATTATATGTAATAAAAAATATTATATATAATTAGAAATGATTAATATAAATATAAATAAAAATATAAATAAAAATATGTGTATAGTTTTTTCATTAATCGGATTATTAATTATATTATATCCGTTTTTTAAAGGACCATTAGAGGGTTTTCTGTTAAAAAATAAAAGTTTAGGAAGACATATTACAACATATAATACTCAAGGATATACAACTCCATTTATATATCGTGAAAAAATATTAATTCATCAACCACTCCCTATAAGTAATAGATGGATAAAAATATTTCATAGTAATGAAACAGCACGTAATCCTACGTTTTCATTTCAATTAGAAATATATCCAAGTCGTGATGGTAAGTTAATTGGAAGTCAAACCTTTTTAGGAGGAATAATAAATGGTGTGTTATCAAATAGTAATTTATCAGAATTAAGAGTTCTTAAATCCATGGATTTATTACCTTTTGATCAAGCAGCTTTTAGAAAAAATAACAATCAAATTGAATTATGGTTGCATACAACAAAAGACACTGTAGGCAACATTGATGGAGAGATTATAATAAATCAACCATATAATAAAGAATCAGATAAATTAACAATATGGTTAAATGGAAATAATGAAACTGTAAGTGAGAAAAATTTCATTGTAACCGATGTGAAAAATGTAAAATTATCTAAAGAACTTGATCATAATACAGAAGCTATTGATATATTAAATGAACAAAACACTGAATTAAGCAGTTTATCCAACAATATTTTTGATTTTCAAAAAGATAAAATAGACAAATATGAACATCAATCTCATAAAGATAAATATGCGGCAATAGACCATAGTCATAATATGGTTCGTTATGGAGATTTAATATATATGAAAAATACAAGTTACCCAGTATATTTAGATATTTGTGGTCGAGGTTCTTGTTATACAAGATGGGATGTGTCTACATCATATAGTCCATATCGTGAAGCAAATTCACGTGTAAATCAAGTAAATGCTACCGGAATATGGAAAATATATAAAATGGATCGTTTAGGTGCTCCTATAAAAAATAATACTGATAGTATTAAATATGGAGACAAAATTCTTATGGTAAATATGTATTTAGATGCCGAATATTATTTAGATGCAGGATGTGGTCCAGGTGCGAGTGGAGGTTTTTTGGTTGGATTATATGAAAATCATGATAGACAACCAGGTACAAATTCAAGTAAATGGACCATTTTGAGAGAAAATAATAAGAAAAAGAGTAAATATTTAAGTTATGAAGATAATATTTATTTACAAACAGATCATGTAGATAGAAGACAGTATTTAGATATGTCAGGTTCTGCCTCATCAGGGTGTAGTGGTAATTATCATAGTAATGGAACAAGAGCTGTAGGAACATCTCCAGTTAAGAGAGAATCATGTGTTTGGAAAATATTAAAAAAAGGAACTATTAAAGACTTTACACCAGATTCTACATCAACACAAACTACTTCTCAACCTCCTTCTCCACGAGTATCAGTTGCTAATTCTACAAGTTGTTATTCTTGGAATGGTGTCATGTGGAAAGGAGATGCACCTAGAGTTCCTCATGCTACATGGTGTGGACGATTAGAATGTATTAGATGTGAAAAATAAAAAATAACAATAAAATTAAAAAATAGAAATCATGAGAAAAAACAAAAATAATCCCAGTTAATACTTTAGAAATAAAGTAAAAAAATTATCAATAATTATCTTAATTTATATTAAGATAATGACTTTAAAGTTTCAACTAAAATTCAAAGATATTAAATCTTATCTTCCTATGATTTTAATGATTCTATCATTTGTTTATAAAATGTATAGAAAATTAACAAGTGAAAAATTCATTACATTAAATAAGGAAGGAAATTTAATAAATGAAGGATTTGATGTCAAAACTGGAGTAGGAAGTCGTTCATTTAATCCTTTAAGTGGACCGAGTCAAACCGTATATTCATTAATTGGAGCAGAAGATACATCCACAATGTCTGACCCTGTATGGATCCCTGTAGCTAAATTTAAATTAGAAGCGAATAAAACCAAATCAATGGTTCTTGATTTATATCCAAATGCCGAGATGGAATCATCAAGATTTCGTCATACATATGTTGTCATGGGTTCTTTCAACAATGGGGCTCAAATTAGAACATATCGTAAAGATCATTTTAATAATGCCGATAATAAAACTCAGAAGGGTATATGTGCTTCTACCGGTACTTTAAGTGATAATATGGGAATAAAGGTAATTAGAGATAAATCAAAAGAAACATTAGCGAAGGTATTTATTAAATTAATATATCCCAAGTCAGTTAATTTACCTGCTGTATATCGTTTAAGTAATTTCGATGATTCCTATGATTGTGTATTAAAAAATAATGCGCCTCGTAGTTTCAAGGAGAGTGAATTATCAAATCTCCATAATATCTTATCCGATAAAAGTTTTACATCTTATTTCAAATCCGACATAAAGGCACAATTAACATCATTGGTAGATTTAAGTAATAAATATTTAACCGATATAAGACAGTTAGATCCTACTAATGCAGGTTCTGAAGCCCTTTATAAATCATTATCATTACAGTTATTAAAATTAATTGGTATAAGTAAGAAACAAGAAGATAACGAGACATATTATGAGATTGATAAGGATTTATTGATAAATGGAAGAATGATATTTTCCAAAAAATCAACAGATAAAAATAATCCTGATAGATATGAAGTATTTGTAGAGAATAATAATTTACATTATGTATATGCCCCAATTGAGAATGGAGATATTAAAATGGGAAATAATATAGGTATAGTCCAAAATTCTTTATTAAAAGGTTTTGATATACATTCAGACGATGAAACTAAACCGGAAAGAGGTCTTGCGATAGAAATAATACCATCAACTGGCGAAGGAACATTTGGAGAAGGTTTTGGATGGAAGATTAGAAATAGTAAAGACGGTAATTTAGAATTTGCTTTAACCAAGCCAAGTAATAATAATAAGACACCTAATTTAGTTAATAAGAACATGATTGTATTGTATAAAGGTAATGGTATAGGTCAATATCCCAAATTAATAAAAAATACCGATGGTTCATTTAGAAATATTAGTGCTGATTTTAAAGCAAATTTATTTATAGATGGAAAACCATTGTCTTATGTGGAAAATATGGAAAATATTACCGAGGGTTTTCAAAGTGACGTCCAATTAAAACAAGCAGCACGTCCTCAGAAATGGATATTTAAGAGATTATCAAATGGTAAGTATCGTGTAATGAATGAAGATACTAGTGGTATATTATCACAAAATGGAAATAATATTGATATGATAAGTATGGATGCTTCATCTTTTGTCAATCCTAAAATGAATCAATATGCAATGTGGGAAAGACGCGAAGTTGATGGAAATATGTATTTAACAAATGTAGCAACTAGACGTACATTAACATCTAAAGACGGAAAGATTGTTTTAGGATATAAATGTGACGGACAAAAACCATCTGGAATATGTGAAGATAAACCATTTGATATAAATAAAGATTTAATCGGTGCTTCTCGTTGTTGTCCTGATGGTTGGGTAAATAAAGGGTATGGTTCAAATAAATCAAGATGTGGAACAAGTGTATCTCCTCATGACGATTATGGAGCGAAAGAATGGGATGATCCATTACAAGCATTTGCTAAATCTCGTTTAAATTCAACTTATAAATCTGGAACATTAAAAGATGTAGGTTCAGGAGAATTAGATAATTTATCACTTAAACGATTAGATACAAGTTCAGAGAATAAATGTTTATCCGAATGTTTAAGTTCTGCTAAATGTGATGGTGTATTAGGATGGTATAATGATTCGGCAGATAATCCAAATCGTCAGATGGAACATTGTTATTTATTAGGACAAGGAGCTGAATTTGGAACTAAAAAATTAAATCATCATGCGGGTGTTACATGGAGACGTACTAATTTTGATCAAAATACTAGAGAAGCAACATGTTTAAAAGAAGGTGGAAATATGGATTCTATTAAATTTTTAAAATGGGATGTTTCTGATTCCAAGACTGGAATTAAACAGATTTCTAGTATCAAAATAGAGAAAACTTTAACAACAAAAGATTATTCCGAGGTTGTATCAAATTATACCTTACATTCAATTACATTTGGAGTATCTAAGAATAGTGAATTCCGTGTTGGCTTTGTCCCCAATCTAAAAGATAAATTACCTGAATTCTCCCCTAAACCTGCTGGAAGAAACTGTTATCCATACAGAGATGTTGTTATAACTAAACCTAAATCAACTCAAATGATGTTAGAATCTTTACCAAGAATTCCTTTATATAAGAGTTATGATGTTAATTTAAAAGATAACTGTGCTTCAATAGAGCCAAATTGTATAGTATCTAATGATAATTTATCCGCCGTAAGATATGGAGATTTAATTTATTTTAGAAATTCCCAATCTTCTGATGGTAAATTTTTAGACATATGTGGACGTGGACAATGTAATTCCCATTGGGATGTATCAGCATCAGATACTCCTTATCGTGAGAGTGGATCCAATAATTATCACATACGTGCTACAGGAATATGGAAAATATACAAAATGTCAAGTAATCGTACTCTTGATAAAACAAATACTGATGTTGTTCGTTATGGAGATACCGTATTTATTGTAAATATGTATCAAAATATGGAATATCATCTTGATGCTGGATGTGGTCCAAGTAGTCATTATTTAGTAGGTGTTCATGAAAGTCAAGATAGACACCCAGGTACAGATTCAAGTAAATGGACGATTATAAGTAGTGAAGGTCTTAAATCCAATGATGTTGTTAAGTTAAATCAAAATTTCTATTTACAAACAAATCATGTTAATCGTGTAAGATATTTAGAAATCCAAGAATCAACAAGTTCTGGTTGTGGATCAAATTTATCAGTAATCGCATCTAAAAATAAGAGATTATCTAGTACATGGAAGATTATGATGAAAGGTAGTATGAATACAACATCTGTAGAAAAAGTTAATAGAAATTATGAAACTTCAAAAATATTAGGCTATATTATAGATAAAAAGGCATTTGTTAATAATGAAAGAGCTGCTCGTCAATATGGATTAAAACCTTTATATGTTAATTGGAATGAATCTAAAAATAATAGTTTTAATACTGTAGGTGCCCCTGGAAACAGAACCGGAGTATTAGTAGGATATGTAATGTCTTCCAAACAAAAGGGTTCAACTGCTATGTATATAATAGATTATTATACATTACAATCATGTTCTACTCTTGAATCTAAACAAAATAAAAGAAATGAGGATTGCAATAATCCTGAATCTAAAACAAAAAATATTAAATCTATGTCCCAAGGTGACTATATAGAAGAATCCAAAAAGCATAAAGTTGGAAATCAACCTTGTGGATACTGGCATTGGTTTTCAACAGGGAGACAATACGGCATGGGACTTCCAAGAGATGTGCCTCCTGTATATCCTTATGAAATATTTTGGAGTAAAAAACAAAATAAATGTTTATCAGGAGGGGGAATAATAAATGAACACAAAGAACACGAAATAGAAGTTAGAAGAATTCTTAATTCTGGTTCAAATAAAGTTAGAGTATCAGATACAGTACATATATGGAACTACGAAATTGAAATCAATGGTAAGACATATAATAATTTTGATACTATGGTAAATTGGATGGAGAGCCCTAATAGTGCCAATTCCGTAGGATATGTAAGAGATAGTAATCCTAGAATATATATATCAAGTCCTTTATATGATACAACTAAATGTGCTAAACATTTAGAGAGATTTGGTATGCGTCAGGGTATTACTACAATAGAGCAGAATCATGTATCAATATATTATAATGAGTTAGGATTAAAACGAACATATCCAATTGGAGATGAACCTGAGATGTATGTTTCTAAATCCAAAGATGAACCAACAATTCATATTCCTCAAGGTTTAACAGTTAATTTAATGGAAGAGGATGGAACAGAACATGGACCATTCCATGGACCTAAGTTAATAGGATATAGTGATTTAGGTTTACTTGTAAGAGATATAGTCCGTATTGTAGTAAAACAATCATTAGATTATACTTTAAGAACTGATGAATCAGGAAATTTATATGTTGGTCCAACTAAGAATATTGGTCCCGATAGTAAAGTTAAATGGAGTAATAAATTAGCTGGTGGTGATGGTAATAAGATTTTCCGTTTAGAGATTACGAATAGTATAGGACGTGTCAAGATGAGTAAAGATAATGGAGTATATTGGGAGACATTATATTCTTACAAGGCAGGTAAAAACGATCAATATTTCAAGATTCGTATGAATAATAGAGGCGATAGATTTTATATTAAAGATTTCCAATCTAGAAGTGATGATTTAGACCAGGAATGGTATTGTAATTCTGCTACTACTAAATGTGGTAATAGTAAATTCCAAGTAACAAATAAAAACAAAAAGATTCAATTTGTGAATCCCGAGTATGTAGGATCTTTAGGAGGTATACGTTCTTTATATGAAGGTTTCCAGGGAGATGCTCCTCCATCAAAAGAAACCGTAGCCGCAACCGTTGAAGCAACTGTAGAAGAAGAGGATTTAGGACATGTTAAAAGAAGAGTCAGAACAACAAGTGGAGATAATTGTTTCAAGGAAGGTGGTCCAGCTCATTTAATGAGACAGCCATGTTTTATAGGAGCTGTTGGAAGTAATATGTTGGATGTTTCTAAAAATAATTATATGGAATTAGCTGTAGTAACACTGGAATCAACAAGAAAGAGTTTTATATTGGAGGTATATCCCAATACTATAAGTAATGGTTTTAGTCGTCAAACTTATATAATTCAAGTAGGAGGAACTAAATATAGTGCTATTCAACAGGAACATTATGGAATGAATGATGGAAAATTAGGTCCTATATATGGATACAATAGTTTTGGTGATATTAAAATGTATGAGGCAGTTGAAAACAATGACAAGAAATTATATATATATATTCGTGTAAATAACAGTAATCCACGTAATTATCCTGCTATATGGTTTTATTCTGGAATGAATAGAAGAAAGGATAGATTAACATTTGGAAATACAGGTCAAGTAAAATTATTAGAAAGTGAGTTAAGATTCCAGAATTCCAAGAAATCGGTTCATATCGAACCAACAGAGAATAGTTATATTGAGCATCAAATGACCCGAATTCTTAATAACTTGAAAGAGCCTAAAGAGATATTAGATAATTACGAGTCAGGAGAATTAGAAGCCCAAATAAAAGAGCGTATATTATCAATATTTAGAAAACCTGAATCTCAAGGAGGACTTGGAATTACAATAGATTTAGACAATAATAGAATAGTATTTCCTCATAAGGTTGTAGTAAAGGGGGATTTATTAATACAAGGGAAGATAGGAAATACCAGTAGATTTAAACATAGAATAGATGACGATGGTAATCTTATAATGGAGCAGATAATGCGTAATGGAGCAACTATTAAGAATATAAATAATAAGACCTATATTAAATTGAATAGAATAGATCAAGCTGTTGAATTTGGTTCCATTGGAGGAATTAATTTACATCAAAGATTGAAGAAAACAGGAGAAAATCTTAGTTGGAATATTAAACAGGAATATGAAACAGGAGATTTAGGATTTTCTACCAATTCTGCAACTAAATTCAAGGTAGGATATAATGGGGGAATATTATTTGCGACAGAGCCCGAATATAAGAATATTGATGATTTAGCATTAAAACTCAACGAGAATTTTGACAATCAAAATCAATATCAAAATCAATATCAAAATAAAAATCAAAATCAAGTAATAGAAAATTTTGCCAATTCAGTATCTGACATGCCTAAAGTTCCTTATTATAAGACTGGAGTAATTGGATTAAATATAGATTCTCCTGGAGGTGAATATATCCAGGTATGTCAATTTACGGTATTAAATAATCAGGAGAAATCCGTGACATTAGAATTATATCCCAATTCAATAAATAGTTCTACAGCATTACAATCATATACAATCTTAGGTTCATCATTTAATGGTACGATAGAGGGTAGAGCATATCAATATAATATATTAGGTTCCAATGTTAAATATAATGATAAAAAATATGTAAATTATGAGAAGGGTGTTGAACCTCCATCGGAGGTAAAATTTGAGGATAAAAAAATATGTGGTTGTAGTGAACCTGTTCCTGTAAGAGTAGAATCAGAAAATATAGGCAATCGTTCATATATCACCAAGGAGAGTGATTCAAATGGTATGATAAATGATATTAGTGGATTATCTGATTCTAAGTTTATAATAGTAGATAGAGAAACATTACTTGGAGCATCATTATGGTTGAAGGTTGATAAGAGTCCAGTTAAACAGAATTTATATGTTCGTGCTATAATTCAAAAGAATGATGGTATAATATACAGAACAAAGAAATATGAACTTGATTATTTCTTAATCAAGAAACTGGATTTATATTTAGATGCCCAAACCTCAGTAACATCTGGAGAATATAAAATCAGTTTGAATATAACTGTTCTAAAGAAGGATGGTTCATATAAAAATATTAAAGGTGCTAAAATCCAAATAGCTAACAAACTAACCACAATAGCAGGAAATCAAAAATTATCATGGCAACAATTAGTATTAAAAGCCAAACCTGATGAAGAAAATCAAATTCAAGGTGATAATTTTGATAATTTTGTAGTAACAAAAGAGGAACAAGGAAGTAGTGGAGTCTTTAGAGCATATTTCAAGATTAAAGGTAATTCTACTCGTCAGGAGGCAATAGGATTCCCTGTAGTTTGGATAGCAGGTAATAATATAGGTGGAGCTGATACATTTGCTACAATAGAAAATCAAAAATCTGATAGAGTGGTTGGAAGAATGGTAAATGTTGAGAGAGTAAGTCGTTATACTATATTAGACTTCAAGACAAAATTAAATGAGGTAAAGAAGGAATTATGTGTTGTGAGAGATTCTTATGATAAAAAATTAGGTTGTAAGACTGATGAGAAGACTGGAAAATCAGAATGTAGTTCATTATTAGGGATATTAAAGGTTATAGTTGAGGAGTTAGGTTTTAATTTCAATATGGCATGTTCTGGAAGTTGTAATGATCCTAAATCCCCATATAAATCTCTTTGTAGTGAATATTGTGATAAGAATGCTTCCCCTGATATAACATGTCCCAATGGTTGTTTAAATTTGGGTAAGAAGGGTGATACACAGATGTCAATAGAATTTAGAAAGGGATTAGTCATAGAGAAGGGTAATAGTAAATATAAATACGGAATAGTAAGTAATGGAGGACCTAAACAACAGGATAATTTATTCAAGATAACAAATTTCCGGGGAACAAATTTAGAGATCGATGGTAAGAAACAGAGAGTAGGAACATTAGGAAAGGGAGGTATTGTAATTAATAATTGGAGAATGCAAGAGTTATCTGGATTGAGATTTGGTAATAATATTAATGCCAGTATAATAAGAGGTAGTGCAGGTAAATATATAAGTCAATATGAAATTATTGATAAGGAAGGACGATTAATATATGCTAGTGGCAATAAAACACAAGATGGACAAGTATTTAAATTTGAATGTCCTGAAGGAAAGAGAATGACGCGATGGGCAGTTAATATAAATGATATAGCTAGAGAAAAATTAAACACAAAAGCCCAAAAAGACTTAAGAGAAAAATGGTTGAAGAGTGGATTAAGTGATTTAGGAACATTAGGACCTGTATGGTGTGAAGGATCTAAATCAAATACTAAAGGAAGTCAAATTAAAGGAAATGTCGGTTATGAAGCTAATAAATTAAGTACATATCGTATATCGGATGATACTACGTTTAAACTATATCATGAAGGTGGAATGTTAGTTAAAGTTAGAGATGGACGTGCCGAAAATGTTAGAAATAAAGGTAGAAAAGGAAGTTTAAATTGGTGCGGAGGAGCTAATCATGTTGATAATAGAGATTGTGGACATTTAGATAATTATATAGTTGATAGTGGGGCAAGTTATAGAGGAGGCAACATTAAAACTATATCAAATATGTTGTTAGATGGTTGTAAGAAAGAATGTGATCTTGATATTAATTGTGCTGGTTTTGAAGTAGACCAAGATTTGTATAGAAGTGGAACTGGAACAAGTAATAGAGGTAAACGTTTAGAAACTCGTGGAGATTGTATATTAAAGAAATCAGGTGCATTTAATGCATCAAATAGACATGTAAATAATAATACAACATATATAAAGAATATCTAAAAAATATATAAAAATATCTAAAACTGGATTTAACAATTTTATATTCCAAAATTAAATTAATTTAATAATTAAATTAATTTAATCACTTTTATTTAATCACTTTATTTAATCACATGATATGTTGAAATAAAATATAATTAGTTAATATAAACCATAATGAACTTTAGCAAATTATTAAAGACTGTAACCAATATGTGGAATAGAATGTCCATGATACAAAGAGCATTTTTAGCTGTAGCTTTAATGACTGTATTATGTTCCGTATGTGCTGATTGTGTATTATGTTCAAGATGGCCTTTAAGATTCCCATTATCTGAAGGTTACCAAGATGCTGCGGAAGAAGATGTCGCTGCTGCCGCTGCCCCTGCTGCTGACGCCGCTGCCCCTGCTGCTGACGCTGCTGTTCCTACAGTAGTAAGAACTGAAGGTGATAAAGAAGTAGTAATAAAATTATTTTACGCTCCTTGGTGTCCTCATTGCAAGAACATGATGTCTGAGTGGGAAAAATTACCTAAAAAATTAAATGGAACAGGTGTTCAAGTTGACAAAGTAGATTGTGACGCCAACCCTGAAGTAGCTAAAGACAATGATGTAGATGGATTCCCTACTATTATATTATTCAAAGACGGTAAAGCCATTCCTTTCAATGGTGAGAGAACCGCTGAAGATATTGTAAAATTCATCAATACCAACTAAATTTCATCAATAATATCTAAACAGATATTACGACACAAGTCTTGTGTTAAATCTTTTTCATAAAGTTTTTTATATTTATTTATAAAATGTTTTTTAGTAAATTGAAACGATTCATCAAATAGTTGTTTTCTATTATTTTCATCAAGTTCTAGGGTATAACCACTTGAATGTGTAACTAAAGGAATAATATATAGATTATTTTCATTAACAAAATTATTATGTATTTCATCTTCGAGAAGTTTATCATTTCTTAACTTTTCAATGGTCGTAATAAAACAACTAATAACATTAATTAAATAATCTTGAAAGCTATTGATAGGGCGTATATCATTTTCATCTCTGGGATCTTTTAATCTAATACCAATAATAACATCATTTTCACTTATTTCTGATTTATACATTTTTATAGGATTTATAGGAAAATAATCTAGAATTGCACCATCACAAAAGATTTTTTCTCCAAGCGGACATACAGTAAAATATAATGGAATGGATATTGATATTCTTACTGCTTTCCATAATTCAAGGTCTGGATACAGAAAATGATCGAAATATTCTACTTTATATGTGTTAATGCAACTTCCTGTAATAATTAAATGATTACCTTTAATATCATATAGATCTTTGAAAGTCGCATTTTCATTACCTAATTTATTACAAATCAGTTTTTTTAATATTTCAATTATCTTATTACCTTCATCAATACCATATTTAGTGAATAAATTCATAATATTTATATTTTTAATATCATTATATCCAATATTCATCAACAGATTTTTAATATCGTTAATTTTATATCCTAAACATAATAATAATCCAATAAAACTTCCTCCAGAAGAGCAAATAACAAGTCCTAATTTATTGTTATTAAAATTTTTATAGATGGATTGAAAAAATGCTAAAGAACCTAAAAAACTAAGATATCGAGAACCACTACCACTTAGTATTAGATTAAAAAGACGTGGGTGTTTATTTCTATTAAAATAATTAATTAATTCACTATTTAAATCATCCATATATCTTATAATAAATATAATATATATACTTTATGTTATATTTCCAAATAAATATTATCTAATATTTAATAATAGTATATGTCTGATACATTAGATATAAGTAAATTACGTCAAGTAAAAGAATCAAGAGAACAAAAAAGAGTTAAGATATATAATGAAATATTAAAAGGATGTCATCATAAAATTGTAATATATTCTCAAGAAGAAGTTGATAGTTGTTTTTTTAAGGTCCCGGAATTTAAATTTGGTGTTCCTGTCTATAATTTAAATTCTTGTATAGTATATTTGATTCATAAATTAAGAAAAAATGGTTTTAAGGTAAATTATATTTATCCTAATTATTTATTTATATCATGGAAGAAAAGTGATGAGGACAAGGAAAGAGAAGCTAAACGTCTTACATCAGATATGCCTCAAATAAACGATTTTGTCCCAATTAATCCTCAAAAGATTAGAAACAATAATCAGGATTATTACAAAAATTTGAGTTCTAATAATAATAATAATAATAATCATAATCATAATCAAGTTTACGATGAAGAAACCATGTCTTTATTTCGAACCTCGACATCGAGAATGAATAATCGTTAATCAAGGTAAAATTTTATTTTGTCCTAATTTTACAAAAACATCTAAAACCATCATTATAAAAATTCCCATAGAAAGGAATATAAGCATTTCATTTGTATTTGTATCTCCAAATACTGATTTATTTCTATTCAATTCATTAATTTTAATTTGTTGGATTTTACTTTCAAGGGTAGACACATATTTTTCTAATTCATTTATTTTATCTTCTTGATTTTGGGTATATTTTTCTACTATTTTTTTATTTTTCTTTCCATTTTCTCTTTCAACGCCATTTTCAACTTCAACATCATTTTCAACCTCAGCATCATTTTCAACTTCCGCACCATTTTCAACTTCCGCACCATTTTCAACTTCAACATTATTTTTTACTTTGACATTTTTGTTATTTTCCATTGAAGGTATTATTCTATAATTTTCTTGATTATAATTTTGATTTCTCGTAGGAACAAAACTTTGATATTGATTTTTATTTGGTATAGGTTTAAAATTGTATGTATTGTTTTTTAAAAGGTCATCATTATTATCTTTTTTTACAATAAAATTACCATTATCATCATGAGTCATTAGGGTATCCCATGCTTCATCAATTAAACTATAATTCATATTAAAAAATGATTTAATATCTTACTTTAGATGGATATTTTAATTTAGTCTAATTAATTTTATTAATTGAATAATAGTTTTATAATAAATTGATATAATAAATATATATTCTAATTATATAAAATAGTAGACAATGCTTAAGGATTTATTAAAATCATTAGAAAATATGGTTGAAAATAATACATTTGTATTTGTTGTTACAGTATTTGTAAGTATATATGCTGTATTTGCTGCTCCTGAAATGCCTTCTCCTTTAGAAAACTTATTCAATAATCAATTTTTCAGATTTGGATTTGTATTTTTAATAGCTTATTTAGCAAGTATGCGTAAACCTATGGTATCTTTATTAGTTACATTAGCCTTCTTCTGTGTAATGCATGTTCTTAATGTTAGAAGAACAGCTGAACAATATGTTAATTATAAATTTTATGAAAATTTCCAAAATAATGCCGGGGAATTAGTAGAAGAGACTTCCGAAGAAGAGACAGCTGCCGCAGAAACTTTAGCTTCCGAAGAAAAGACAGCAGCCGAGGAAGAGTCAGCAGCCGAAGAAGAGACATCAGCCGAAGAAGAGTCAGCCGCCGTTGTTCCTAAAAAATTAAGATTAAGATGTGAAGTTGAACAAGATAATGAAGAAGGTTTTCAAAATTACGAACCATTTTGCAATTTAATATAAATAAAATTATTATTTTTTAAATTATATTTTTTTGTTAGTAGTAATTATATAAGATTAAGGAAATGGATAGACTTGGTGATTTAACTAAAGTATTAGATAATAAATATGTATTAGGCTTTTTATCTCTAATGATAGCATCATACGCTGGATTTTCAGGACCCGAATTATCTCCTTTCATGCGTAATTTATTTGAAAGTGATTCTTTTAGAATGGTAGCCGTATTTTTAGTTGCATATATGGCAGGTAAAAACTTTCAAGTATCTGTTATGTTAGCAGTAGGTTTAGTGTTATCATTAAATTATTTAAATGAACACAAGATGTTAGAAGGATTCGATTGTGGATGCACTCACAATCAAAAAAAATAAAAAGTATGTAAATAAAAGTATGTAAATAAAATCAAGTAAATAAACTAGAACAAATAAACTAAAATAAAATCTTATTTAATTTTAGTATAGTATGGATACATTATTAAATTCTATAAATGATAGTAAATTTTTAGTTGGGATTTCAATCCTTTTAACTAATGTTGGAGCGCGTTATGTTATGTTAGATTTTAGTAAAACAGAAGATAAATTTTTACAAAAACCTCTTGTACGTCGATTTATAGTATTTTGTATAGCATTTATGGCAACCAGAGATGTATTAATGAGTATAATAATTACCTTATTATTTATAATATTAATTAAAAGAGGACAATTATATAAAGATATGGAAGTCGATGAATAAAAATCTAAATATCAATAGTTATACCACTATTATCCTTTTTCCGGCTTCCCCCTCTTTTACTTCTGAGTCTATCAATTAAGGCTTGTCTATTAGTTGATCTTATTCCAATATTTGGTTTTTTTAGAAATCTATTTTCTGAAGAATCCATTGGAAGCATGTCATTACCAATATCATGTTCATTTAAAGAAGATATATCAGAAATTCTATCATTATCATTTAAATCTTCAAGATTTACACTTCTTATATCATCTGTATTCACCATATTATTTAATCCTCCTGGACGAGGCATTTCTTTACGTCCCATACCGCCATCTCCCATACCACCGCCCATACCGCCATCTCCCATACCACCTCCACCTCCCATACCACCACCACCCATACTTCCTCCACCTCCCATACCACCTCCCATACCTCCTCCCAACATACTACTCATAAGACCTCCTAATCCACCTAGACCTCCACCACCACCACCACCACCTCCCATAAGTCCATTCATCATTCCCATCATAGGATTAGTTTTAGCTGCGGAGTTCATAGCTGCCGATTGAAATTGTTTCATTAATTCTGGGTTATCTTTTAGAATATCTTGCATGTTAGGTAATGGTGCGGATTTAAATGTAGCTTGAGTAAAATGATACATGAAAGCACTACCTCCCACCATCATAATAAGTTTTATTTCAGGTGCTATTTTAATTTTATTATGATATTTTTCGTGTAAGTCTTCAAAAACATCATCATAATCTTCTAAATTTTCCATGATACTTTCTGACCAACCATCAAGTTTAATATCAAATGGATCAAATTTTGTATTTAAGAATTCTACTCCTGAAGATACGGCTACAAGTGCTTTCCGATAAAATTTAATAGCAATATCTGTTTCTCTTTGCTTTTTTATACGTTCGTATTCATATTTCATTTCATCAAGTGAACTATGTAATGTAAATCTTTTTGGAACAGGGATTCCTTTTTTTTCCATTCTTTCAAATTGATATAATAATTGTTTTTTTTCTTCAAGAATATCTTCTTGAGATCTAGATGGCATTATAGGAGAAGATGGACGTGAATTATATGGAGAAGAACGTTGATATGGAGAAGATCTTTGATATGGAGACGAAGGTGGCTCATATTCTTGTTTATTCTCAAAAAATCCAGGTGGATCTATATTTTGATCTCCTAAACTGGATGGTAAACTAGTAGTGTCAAATGCATTTGAACTTAATTGGGGCGATTGTTCGGGATTCATTTGTTTTCGTGGATTTACAAGTAAATCAACACCAGTATGGTTTAAATGATTTCCTGTTAGTTTAGGACGTTCCGATTCTGAGTTAAATGATGAATAATTTTGGGTTAATCTAGGTTTAGAATATACAGATTCCGTATCATCCATATCATCTCTACTGTATCCGATATTATCATTATTTCTAGAATTAAATGTTAACTCTTGCTCATTTGATTGACTTAATTTTTGGATATTCATATTCTTTTAATTTCCTTAGAAAGAAATTTGAAATAAATAACGCATATAAAGAAATATAGACGAAGTCTTTAAATATAATTAAAAAATTTAATTAAAAAAATTAATAAAATAAGTTAATTTTATTTAATTATTATATAAACAATATTAAACTAAAATAATTAACAAAATAATAAATGAAAATATTATCATGGGATGTAGGTGTTAAAAACTTAGCTGGTTGTATTTTAAGACATGAACCGACAGATATTCCGATGGAGAAGGGAAAAATAGATACTAAAATTACAACTATTGATTATTGGGATGTTATAAATTTAATCGAAGATACAAAATATATGTGTAATGGTGTTTTAACACGTGGTAAACCATGTAAAAGGTTTGCCACTTTAAGTGGTACTGTTAATGAAAAAACATATTATTATTGTAATACTCATGTGAAACAATATGATTATATTCAATCTGAAGCCACTCCTATAACATATATTGACTTACCTTCTAAGGAGAAGTGTATATATAAAAATAAAGTAAATGGATTTTGTAATAAAAAATCAGTTAAGAAATTAAATAAATCTTCAAATATTAGTATAGTAAATCCTGTAGTATTAGATTTAAGTTTAGAAGATATACCTTTGTGTAAACAACATATAAATACTTTAGATTGTAATTGGAAAAATAATGTCAAGTTAAGTAAAATGAAAAAAAGTAGTTTTATTAATACTCATATTGATACTGTTAAACTAAATATTTGGAAAAAATTAGATTTAATACCCGAATTATTAGATGTAGATCAAGTAGTTATTGAAAATCAACCAGTATTGAGAAATCCACGTATGAAAACAGTAGGGGAAACTTTATTTAATTATTTTTTATGTAGAGGTATTGTGGATAAAGAAAGAACCCATAGTACAATATCATTAGTTAGATATATGTCTCCATGTAATAAACTGAAAGTAAATAATGATAATACAATGAATGTATTAACAAAAAGTAATAGTCAATCAGAAAAATATAAGCTTACAAAATCGTTAGCCGTAGATTATTGTACCCAAATAATATCGGATTATAATAATGAGATAAAAGATAAATTTAATTCCTATAAGAAGAAAGATGATTTAGCTGATTGTATGTTGCAAGGTTTATATTACTTATACTTTACTAAAAAATAATTATCATATTTTATTTTCCCATATAACTTTCCAATGTTCTATTAGAATTTAATATTGGTTTATTTCGTTTAAGTCTAAGATTCATATCTGCTTTCTTAATTTTTAATTTGTCAACTGGAATAGATTTATCCAATGTATTCAAATTTATAATTTCTTCAATTTGAGGGATAATATTAATAATTGGTGGCATTAAAATTTTAAAATCTTTTTCATGAGTTTGATTATTTTTTCTAAATTCTTCAATTGTTAACGTTCCCCCAAATTTTTTTAGTACTTGTCGTGGAGGAGACATTTTAACTTTAATCCCTTTTATATTATACATTTTTCTATACATAAGATTAAGTAAATTATATTTTTCCCAAATGTTATCATTGGTGTCATTAAAATTATAGGAACAACAACAATTTAAACTACAAAATATTCCCGTAGTATAGAATTTATTATTAATATATCTATAAGGTAATCCTAGAGGACGTCCTTCAAATTGATGACAACACCACCAACAATGAACATCTGTTTTTTCAGGAATAGAATCATTAGTGTCACAATCCTGAGAAATATCATATTGTTCTTTGTTTACTTTAATATCTTCCAATTCATTATGATATTGATTTTTATAATCTTCATATTCATCATTTAAAGACCTATTTTTTTCATTATCAGAAAAATTCGTGTTGGATATTAAATCTTGATTATAATCAGAATTTTCAGATTTAACATCATCTACAATTTCTCCATCTAAATTCTGAAATTCAGTAAAATTTAGTTCCGAATTTTTTTTATGATTTAAAATTTCTGCTGTTATACTTGGAATATATGGAGTAGGTTCATTAATATTGGGATTATATGTTAAAAATTTTTTATCATCAAAATCGTTATCATAATCAATATCTTCCATTTTTACTGGAATATGTAATATTATATTTTCATTTTCAGAAACATCTTTACAAGAAAAGATTTCAAGATTTTTATTTGTAGTATAAGTCTTATCTTTTGGTCTTCTACCACGTTTTTTTAATATTTTTGTTGCCGCAAGTTCTTCTTCGGTTTTAATTTTAGGTTTTCTACCTCTTTTTTTAGGAATTTTAACTTCCTCAAATTCCGGTTTGGGTTTGGGTTTTCTACCACGTTTTTTCTTAACTTCTGCGATTTGAATAGTAATATTATTATCTATTTCACTTGGAATAGGAATCGCATTTTTTGGTTTTCTACCCCTTTTTTTTATAACAGGTTTTATCCCATTTTCATCATTTGACATTAATTTAATGTATATTATATAAATTTATTCTTTAAGTTAATAAAGATGATTATTATTATAGAAATTAAGTCTAAATCACGATATATAAATAAAATGTAATTATCAAATAAATATCATTAGTTTGGAAATAAAATCTGATGTAAATAATATGGATAATCGTATAGGATATATGAAATATAATTTAAGGAAAGCGTCTAATAGAATCAATCAAATCCGTGATGAATTTAAAAAGTCTCAATCTGGAGGGGCATATACGAGTTTAACAGGATTAAATTTAACTAAATTAAGACCTGTCGTAGGTGGAGGAATACGTAAAAAATATTCAGGAGGTGCAACTGCGAAAGATGTAGAAGCAAAGTGTACCGCATGTCAACAAGCCGAAAAGGAATTTCAAAAAGCCGAATCTACACAATCTGATTTAGCTTTACACGAGCAAGCAAGTGCTAAATGTGAAGCTGCTGAAGTCGCAGCAAAATCCGCAATTACCAAGATTAAAGCTGAAGCTGAAGTTCAGTTACAGGAAAATATTAAAGCATCAGAATTATCTGAAAGTAAAATTATTAAAGAACAATGTGAGGAAAAAGCCGATTTAATTAAAAATGAAATGAATGAAAAAATTGATGCTAAGGTAGCAGAATATAGAGCAGATTTGGAAAAAAATGGAATTCCTGCCAACAATAATGAAATTATTATATCAGAACCAACACAAAATGCTGAAGCCGTAGTATCTGAAACCCCAACAGATACAAACACAGCAAATGCTGCTTTAAGTAAATTAGCTGGTTTACCAGTTAAAATTATTTACGTAGATAAACCATTAGGTAATGAAAATTTAGCTTCTTTAGTAGCATCTTCAACGGCAGCTACAGCAACAGCAGCTACGGGAGCTACAGTATTTAGTGGAGGAACACTTAAAAAATTATATGTCCATGATAGAAAAACTCATAGAACATACAGTGCTGGTACAAAGAGTGTATCTGGACGTAAATTAATTGATAAATTACTTAAGAGATTA